GCAATTATGTGGTCATAGACTTACCTGCTAACTTGCGTGAAACAAATGAGCCAGACAATCAAATGTCATTGAGAATGGAATTTGTACACAACAATGTACAAGCAGAATATCTAGCAAATCAACAATTACGCCAAACCAGAGATGATCTAGTAGTAATGTTCACAGCAGATTATACCACGATGGGTGTAGATGCTGGTGATGTGGTAAAACTGTATGAAACAGACACATATGGACAAAACGACAAACTGTACAGAGTGTTACAAACAGTTGAAAAAGAAGGCGATGATGGTATGCTCACAGTTGAGTTTACCTGTTTAGAATACAATGCTGATGTGTATACTGTGGAACCTATCACAGAGTTTACACCAGCAGATAACACTGATATTGGTTTATTCAATAGATTAGGTGTGCCAACTAAACCCACAGTAGACAATGAAAGAAGTTTACTGAGTTTACCTGCTTTTGATGTAAACACTAACACACCAAGCACTGGAATATACACCAGAGCAGAACTTTGGTATGATACACAAAGTGACATGAGTACTAAAAAACTGTTAGATACATTTAGATCACCAACCACAATAGGCACAGGCACAGAAGTAGAGTTCACAATTAAAGGTTTAGCCAGTGACACATACTATTATCAAACCAGAGTAGGTAATGATGCCGCATTTGGTGATTTCAGTACCACAAGTAATGCTCATAACTGGACAGCCAATGTGTTAATCAATCCTGTAACTATTATTGACGGTACTCAACCTGTACTAGGTGTAAGTGGTGGTAACATTGTGGTAAACAATGGCAGTATCAGTACAACATACCTAGATGCTGGTGTAGTTGCTAACTTAAACGCCGCCGCAGGTATAATAAATGTTCCTACATATAACTATTTCACAACATCAGGTGCCGCGGCACCAAGTGATAGTGTGTTTAACACGCAAGTAGGTAGAAATCCCATAGATAATGACATAATTGTTGTCACAGACAGTGGAGATGCAACTGTACAAAAAGGTTATATACACAATGGCACAAGTTTTGTAGAAAACACAAACTTCTTTAGTGGTGGATTAATCACAGACGGTACAATAGGTGCAGATGCCATTGTTGCTAACAGTATAAGCACAGGTAAACTGGACTTTACACCAATAACAGAAATAGCAGGGCAAACAGGTGCTACTATATCCTCAGCACAACTCAGCAGTGGTGGTTTACAACTTACCAGTGACAGTATAGCAACCAGCAGATTAACAGGAACATTAGATCCAGCAAATGGCGGTACAGGACAAACTTCAACAAGCAGTTATGTAGCCACATTGGCGGCTAATGGTCTTAGATTAACAGCAAACACAATTAATACAGGTGAAATCACAGGAGTATTAGATCCAGCAAATGGTGGTACAGGTGTAACAACAAGAAGTGCTATGTATACAGCAGATGGCGTCAGACTTGATAGCCAAAGTATACCTGCTGGTGATTTAAGTGGTACAGTTGCTCCAGGCAATGGGGGAACAGGACAAACCAGTTTGAGTGCAATGTTCACAGCAGAAGGAGTTAGGCTTACTTCACAAACTATATCAACAGGTGATTTAAGTGGACAAGTCAGTGAAGCAAATGGTGGTACTGGCACAACCAGTTTCAGTAGTGCCTTAACAGCACAAGGTGTAGGGTTTGTAAGTGGTTCTAACGCAAACTTAGGTGCTTTAGCAACACTTAACAATATAAATCTTAGTTATGTTACTGACAGTGGAACATTAGCAGGACTTAACCAAGCAGTATTAGGCACAAACACTTCAGGAACATTGCCAGAAGGACAAGGCGGAACAGGACAAACATCAGATGCCGCGTATGCTTCACATTTAAGTTCACAAGGACTTATTGTAACAGAAGTAGCAGGTAGCACAGGCTCAGTAAGTGCCGCAACTATTGTGTCAGCAGGTAGCATACTGGTAGCAGATACAAATGTCACAAGAAACAGTAATGGTGGCATAACCAGTATAAATGGTGGTGTGATAAACACAGGCACAATAAACTCCAGTGTGATAAACACAGATACTCTAAATGTAAAACATTTTGCGGATGTAAGTGCTGATATTATTTCACACACGGGTTCAGCAGTTCCATTATCATCTTTCAGTAGTGCTTTCCAAAGAGGTTCCACAGACTTTAGTGTTCAAACACAAACAACAGGCACCTATTTGGCTCACGCAACAGATAATGTAAGAGATGGAGCCAGTTATGAAGTTATATGGACAGGTGTATATGGTGACTGTACTAATGGTGTGTTAGAATATAGTGTAAACGGTGGTTCAAGTTATGTTCAAGCCGCAGGAGGCATACAAAACGTGACTATGAACGCAGGAACATTTAGAAGTTATGTGTTTGCTTACAATGGCACTATCAGTGGATTAGCAACCAGTGGTGTAAATGCTAACAAAGTTTATTGGCGAATAAGATGGATAACAAAACTGAGAAGCACATACCAATCAATGTATGTGAAAATAGATAATACACAATAATATGATAACTTATACAAAATACGAAACAGCAACAGGCGAAATATTAGAAGGTGGTAGCACAGGTGCTTTACTAACAGATATACCTTTAGAAGAGGGTCAAAGTATCATAGAAGGCATATATGATGTTGGCTTATACAAAATAATAGATGGTGAAGCAGTAGCACAAACTGTTGATATATGGCACGGCGCAAGAATAGAACGAAATACACTCTTGACAGAAAGTGATTGGACACAAATGCCAGATTCGCCACTAAGCAGTAGTAAAAAAACAGAATGGGCAACATACAGACAAAGTTTAAGAGATTTACCCAGTAACAGTAGTGCCACAACATATGAAGATATAATTTGGCCCACAGAACCTTCTTAAACAAACATAAAACCACAAAAACAGATAAATACTCAAGTAATATAAATGGCTATAGTGCCTCAGTGCTGTAGCAATACCCTTCAGGAGTAGTAGCATGAGCGGAAGACTTTTATCCTTCAAGAACTATATAGGCGGGGCAGACAATGTCCAAGTTGAAGAAGTTTTTAAAGACACAGCCAAAACATTCGTATACGATTATGGCACAGATATAACAAATTATGACTTTGAATTAAGTTATCAAACAATAGTAGTAGACAGTTTAACATATGATCGTCAAACTTCATTACCATCCTTCACAGATTCCACAGTAATTGGCAGTTTTGCCAATGCAGAAATTGGTGCAGGCAATGTTAATTTAGTAGATGCATCAGTAGGAACAGTAGCAATCACAATACCAGGTGGTTTATATGCTGGTAATGTAATACCAGATAGTAGAGGAGAAACACCAATTACTGTGGTCAGTGTAAAATGGACTAACACAGGTGTAACACCAAATACCACAGAAGAACATCGTTGGGCATTGATTCAACGATACTCGCCAGATAGAGGTATAGGCAAACCCAGTGAATCAGCAGGATACACGGCATTAACATTAACATAAGGAGCATAGCATGGCAAATGTAACAGTCACCGCTACAACTCCAACAATAACAGTTGATAGCACAAATTTAGCAGTAGCAGTAAGTACTACTACCAGTAACATCGTAATAAGTCAAACTTCAGCGATCAGTAATGTAGACGTAAGGTCAGCACTGAGCGCCGTAGATGCAGGCGGAGATGGATCATTTGCATATAATGAATCAACAGGTGTATTCACATACACAGGGCCTGATCAGGCAGAAGCAAATATTAGAATAGCCGCCGCACCAACGCAAGTAAGAGCACACATAAGCAATACAGCACCAATACTGTATGATGCCACTACAGGTGTTATCAGTGCAAACACAGATGCTATATTCTCAAATACACTGGCAAACACTTGGTTTACCAGTCAAACCACAGATAATTTAACAGAAGGCAGTACTAATCTATACTTTAGTGGTAAAACCACAGATGATTTAACAGAAGGCACAACTAACAAATATTTTACACCAGCAAGGGTAAGAAGCAATATAAGTCTTACAACAAATACACCAAGTGGCGATGGTTCATTAACTTATGATAATTCAACAGGTGTATTTGACTTTACACCTGCAGATACAAGCATTGTTTACGGTAATAGTGAAGTATTTGATTATTTAACGTCAGGTAGTACTGATGTTGGTTTAGGATTAACATCTTTAAATATTAACAGCCAAACTACTGTAGGTACTTCTTTTCAAGTCGATGGTCTTGGTAATGTCACAGTAGGTCTAGAAAGAAATGGCGGTGATGACGGTAGATTTGTTATAAAAGGTCCTACACCAAGTGATGAAGACATTATAATGACTGCAACTGGTAATATAACTGCTACAGGTGATATAATTGGCGATAGTATAGGAGGATTTACTCTAACAAATCACCCAGATGACGGCCAATTAACAGTTGCAACTATGAATTCAGTAGGTGATATTGCGTTTCAGAATAATGTGGTTATAACAGGTGGTTTAACTACAACAGGAAATGCCACAGTAGGCGGTAATCTAGCCGCAAGTGCTAATATCACAACAACAGCAAATACCAGTGCCGCACATGGTACTTTTACAGGTACGCAAAGTATTACAGCAACAGGAAATGTCAGCATTGGTGGTAATTTAGATGTTACAGGTAACATAAATTCAGAAACAGTAGTAGACTTATTTGTAGAAGATCGTAATATAACATTACAATATGGTGTTGTAGGTTCACCAAGTGCAAATTCACAGATATTTGTAGATAGAGGTTCAAGTGCTAATACATATATACTATGGGATGAAGGTTCTGACAGTTGGAAGTTTTCAAATGATGGTAGCACAGATTATGTGTTGCCAAATGCATTAAGTCAACTAAGTGGCGACACAGGCGATATCACAGAAGGAACTAATTTATATTACACAACAGCAAGACAAAATACAGATTTTGATACAAGATTAACCACAAAAACCACAGATGATTTAACAGAAGGCGGTACTAGATTATATTTTACTACCGTAAGAGCAAACGTAGCCTTTGATGATAGATTAGCAACAAAAACCACAGATCAATTGCTAGAAGGTTCAGTTAATGAATATTACACTACAGGCAAAGCAAACGCGGCCTTTGATGTTCAATTTAACATTAGAAATACAGATGATTTATCACAAGGCACAACAAATTTATACTATAGTGATACATTGGCAAGAGGTGCAATCAGTGGCAGTGGTAACATAAATTATGATTCAGGCACAGGTATTATATCAGAAGCCTTAACAACCACAGATATCACAGAAGGTGACAATTTATATTACACAGATAACAGAGTAGATAGCCATTTAAGTGGTGGTTATGGTATAAGTTATTTAGGCGGTACTATAGCAGTAGCAAATGCACAAATCCAAGCACAAGCCAACAATGCAATTGCTGATAATAATACTGATAATTTAACAGAAGGCAGTACAAATTTATATTACACAGATGCCAGAGTTGATACACATTTAAATACAGGTACAGCAAGTGCTAGTGAAGTATTAAGTTGGACAGGATCTGATTATGATTGGGTAGCCGCACAAAGTGGCCCAACAGGCCCAACAGGACCACAAGGACCACAAGGATTAACTGGACCACAAGGACCACAGGGATTAACTGGACCAACAGGACCAGCAAGTACAGTACCAGGACCAACAGGACCACAAGGACCACAAGGACCACAAGGAGCAACAGGACCACAAGGACCTACTGGAGCAACTGGGCCTACTGGTGCAACAGGACCAACAGGACCTACTGGTGCTGAATCCACAATAGCAACCAGGGTAGTTAAAACAGTTATAGCAGGTGAAAACT